TGATTTTGGCATGAAAAATACCTCCAAAGTAACAGATTTTTATATTTAATCTGTCTACTTTAGAGGTATCATATCAAAATCTCTGCCTGTTTTCGTGCGGCTGTTCTTTTCAGTCCTTTTTCCGGCGAAATTGCCATAACTATTCTGTCGACTGTTTTCGCAAATACGCCCACTTTGTCACCTCCCCTCTGAAAACTGCATGAAAAAAGCACCCTTGCAGGTGCCTTCTCTTTTTTTCTAATTCTTCACTTTACAATATTACCTCATTTTTGCGGGCAATGTCGGGCAATAAACGGGTGAAAAGGGAAATTGCGGGAAATGTTTTTACAGGTCCCGTGGAACCACACGGCGTATTTTACTACGCCCGCCATTCTTCGCTACATTCTCCAGTGCGTTTACTTTGTTGTCCCAGTATTTGATCCGGTTTCCAATCTCTGTCAGATTCGCTCTTGTCAGTGTTCTGCTTCCGATTGTGTAGCCCTGCCCTGCTGATACTGTTTCTTCTGCTTCCAGCCATGTTTTCAGATGCTCTCTCGCTATATCAAGTGTTATTCCTGCCATTTTATATACCTCCGTTACTTCGTCTTCTTCGTTTTCTCTTTACTGCTGCCGTCTGCTGCCCTGCTGTTTCTTCCGGCTTTTTTAGTGGCAAGCCTGTAATTTCTATTGCTGCCGTTGCGTAATTCCGGCAGTCAAGGGCTTCGTTTCTTTTGTGTTCGCCTTTATCCTTTAATTCCCATGCAAAATATGGTCTTCCGTTCTTATATCGCAGTACTTTTTTTTCGGACGTTAATCCTTTGAAATATTTTTTATCATACCCTTTCCCGTCTTCTTTTGGGAAATGACAGTAACCTGGTCCCGGTGTCTCAACTTTTAGGCGATCCATTAACCAGCTTTTCCCCGTGTCAACTCCGATCGTAAACAGATATGCTTTTTCTCTGTTGTTCTTTGTTGGTTTCTGGATGTATGCTGCTGCGCTGTCGTTGGAACCTTTGATTGCAAATACTTTTCTATTGAATCTTTTTTTGCAGAATTTATATACCTGGTTTGTACGGTGTCCGCCACTGTCCATGCAGGCACATATAATTTTGAGCAGCGTCCCATCCGCTTTCTGGAATGACTGCATCAAAAATGTGTCCAGGTCGTTCCATACTGGATCATCCATATTTCCCGTATCTCCGTACAATGCCGCGTATTTTATTCCCCAGTTTTCATACTCCGGTCCCCAACCAACTACTTCCACCTCAAAACGATCATCCTGTGTATCTATTCCAGCAGTCAGATACATTACATCTTCTGGAACTTCACAATTATAGGTTTCGCGGCGTTTCATTAGAACTTCATCTTCTATCTGTTCGCCGTCTTCCTCCCACGTTTCTCCCAGTTCAGTATTAGTCCAGACCTTCAACATTTCCACATTGCCTTTTTTCTTTTCAGCATTTGCCATTAAGAATTTTTCAACAACTTCTTTCCATGTTGCAAGCGTACTGGCCAGTGTGTTTAGGTGAAATCCCTTTACTGGGTTGTCCGGGTCTTCATGCACGAACTTTCCTTCTACAAAATGTTCTTTCCATTCCACTTCTGCGGACACTGCCCCGCATTCTTCGCAAACATACCGGATTTCTGAAAGATTGTCTTTGTCAAATACCACATTCGCCCACTTTAGCGGCTGCAATGCTCCGCAGCATGGACACGGTGTATTCCATTCGCCCCTGCTGCTGTTCTCATACTCCACTTCTATTCTGGATAGTCCTTTTATTGTTGGTGTTGATACGTCTACTTCCTTTCGGTTCCAGAACGTTGTCAAACGTTTTGCCGCCAGGAATAACGGATCTCCTTCGTTTCCCGCCGTTGCTGGGTATCTATCTATTTCATCTGCCAGTAGTATTCTAATTGGTCTGGATGCCAGTGAAGACGGGCTGTTTGCCCCTACCATAGTGACGTGACCGCCTGGAAAAATCTTTTGTAGGATCGTGTTGCCGCTGTTTCTGCTCTTATCATTGATCCTTTCGCAGATAACCGGCGTGTCGCGGATCATTGGTGTCAATCTGTCCTTGCTGAATGCTTCCGCCATGTTGATTGTTGGCTGCAACACCATAATTGGTGATGGTTCGTAATGTATATAATATCCTATGGGATTTAGGATCATTGCATCTGTTTTTCCTACCTGCGCCGCAGACATAACAACCACTTTTCTTATGTTTATATCTGTGATCGCATCCATGATTTCTTTCTGATATGGTGCCTTTGATGTTCTCCAGCGTCCTGGTTCTGCGGATGCTTCGGAAGACAATCTTCTGTATTTGTCCGCCCATTCCGATAATTTCAGATCCGGCGGCGGTTCAAGTATCTTAAATATCTTCCGGAATAGGTTCTGTGTCTGTTCCTGCGTCTTCCTCACCTCCAAAAAGTGTGTCGTAATCTGCTAATTCTTCCAGTGCTTCATCCACTCCGGCTTTTATCAGCTTGAAGATTTCTGCCTGGTCTGTTTTTTTTGCCAACAATGGTGCCTGTTTTGCAGGTAATGCCATCAATCTTGTTTTGAAGCGGATCAGCATATCTGTTATTGTCTGTTCTATATCCTCGGTGCTGTGCAGTTCGTTCTTCCTTAACTGCAACTCTAATTCCTGGCTTTCCCTCTTTGCTCTTATCAGCTTTGCTCTTTCCGTGTTGTAATCAACCTTTTCTTCTGCTTCCGGATTATTTTTGCGTAGGAAATTAATGTACTGCACGGTCACTTCTCCCAGGTCGTAAAGTCCTGGTCTGTATTCTCTTATAACTCCTTTGTCGCGAAGGCTGCGCACGTTCCTTTCGGTCATATCTAACCGGCGCGCGATCGCGGCGGAAGTGTACAGCTTCATTTTTTTAACACACCCCCTTAAAAAATCGTTCCGGAAACTCCGGAAATGAAATTTTTTTGTTCAAAACTAGGCAAGGAATGGGCTTTCCGCGACCCGCAGTCCGTGTTTTTTCGCTGAAAGAACCTATTCCCCTGCCCCGTCCGGCGCATTTTCGCCGTCCAGAAGGTCGTCCACGACCTCTTCAATGTCATTATCATTTATTTCTATTTCGCCGGTTAGCCGCTGCCTTGCTAACTCATACTTGCTTTGTTCAAGTTGTATCTTTCGTTCCTCAATCTCATATGATTTAATGCTGTCAATTGCTTTTAAGATCCTGCCGTCTACCTTCGTCAGCTCTGCCTGTATCTTCATTGCCCGGTCAAACGGCGACGCTTTGATTATAGATTTCATTGCTGTTTTCATTCTCTCCGTGCCTGCTGCCGCCTTCGGCTCCCTTGCTTCCGGGTCTTCTGCTTCTCCTGTCTCTATGCCTGCGTCGTCCTCCTGTCGCACCTCTTCAAGTGACTTAGGTACAATCATGTGTACGATCTTATCAACATAGAACGTCGGCTGGCTCTCTGCGTCTGTATACTTCTTTAACTGCTGTTGCAGGTACTCTCTCCGTAACAACAGTGTCTTTAGTTCCTCTGTCAGATGATCCTTGCTGCTGCCTGTCAAGTTCCGGATAGCCGCCGCCCTTTCCTCTGGTATGTCTGCGTAACTTATCTGCATATATGCTCCGTGTGTTACTGCGTTTCTGTTCCCGTTTTTCTTTGGTGTCTTACCTGCTGCATTCTTATTTCCCGGCTGTCCGCCTTTCCTCTTTGGCTGCTGCTCCAGTTGTTCATTCCATCTGTCTTCGCACTTCCATTTGCTTATTGTTCTTTTGGGTACTCCTGCCTGCCGTGCCAATTCATCCAGGGATATTTTCCCTCTGCTGTCCAGGAATCTTTTTAATGATTCCTTTCTTTGCGGGTTCGCCTTTCTTGCCATACCATCTCCCCTCCTTCGTTTGTTTTCTCATTTCCGATGTTCTCATTTTTCTGGAAATTATAATTTTTTTATTTTTTAAAAATCTTTCTGCCTTTGTTTTCCTGGATTTCTGTACAAAATTATAGCACTGTACAGCGGGCAATATCGGGCAATGATTATTCCTTTATTTTAAAATTGCTGATTGTTTTATTGTTCTGGAATATTACCAGCAGTCTTTCGACTGCTTCGTTCCGTATATTCTTGCACTGTCGTTCTGAATAATGCAGAAGATCTGCAATCTGTACCCAACGCAAATCTTGAAAGTAGAACATCATTATTACCTGCTTTTGTTTCAACGATAACCGTAACACTTCTTTTACGATCTCACACTTTAATTTCTGCAACTGTTCTATTTCCTCTGTATACTCCCGTATCTCTTTTCTTACATAGTCAGGAATATTCATGGCTGCTTTCTCTGTTGGGTTTGATATATGGTTCTGTCCCTTTGGCATACCATCGTAGTTTACTGCTGCCGATGTGTCGTAACACATTTCCAGATCTTCTACGATATTTCTTTTGATTTTTATTTCGTCGTCAATTCCCCTGCTGTATTTCAGGTATTTAATGACGGTGGTCTTATTCATCTGCACTGTTTCCCTTGCCATGCTTATTCCCTCCTGCTTGCCTTTCTCTATTCTTTTCTGAACGCGCAGCAAGGGTAACAACCATTTCTGGCGTTGCCCTCTTTGCGTCAACTCTATTCAATGTGTCTATCACTGCTGCCAATAGCCCCATTATTCTTCCACATCCTCTAATAAACCTAAATCTGCTGCAACTTCCTTTTTCAAGATTCCTACAATCACATAACCGCTGTTGATTGCAGATGATGTGTTTTCATCATCAATACAGGTAATATACAGGTCCATTACTTCTCCGGTGGATCTGCCGTCTTCAAATACCTGCGCTGTAATTATGTCACCTGCATTGAAATGTTCTGCGCTTTTCAGAATTATGTATGGTTTCTTTCCTCCTTCCATTTCTTCATACTGTGTTCTGGATATCCGTACATATTTCTTTTTCTTTGTATCTCCCGGAAGATTCTGCATCTTTTCTTCCTGCGCTTTTTCCTGTAATTTCTTTTTCGTCTCCCGGTCAATGGCTGCCTGCTCCCTGTTGTACTTCTCTTCCTCTGTCAGTCTTGCTTCTTTGCGATTTACATATGCGTTGCATTTTGTTACTGTGCTTTTCTTTTCGTGGCAGACTTCGTATTTATCGCAGCTGTAACATAACGCTTCTACGGTTTCTGGCTCCGGATCTATCCATTCTTTCTGCGGTGCTGGTTCGCTCTGTTCTGTTTCTTCCTCCTGTTCTTCTCCTGCTGTTTCCGGTTCCGTTTCGTCCTCTGGGTCTTTCTCTTGCATATCTGGTAATTCCATCTGTCCCGGACACTGCTTTTCAGCTTCAATCTGCTTTTTCATCTGCTTTACTTCTGCAAGCGACAGTTCCCCGTTCTCCAACAGTTTGTCATATGCCCTTAACTGCCATTCGCGTTCCATGCCTGCGACTTCTGCTGCCACGGAAAAAATCAATCTTTCATTTTTAAATTCCTGCATCAGCTCTTTTTCAAGATTATTGTAAATTGCTTCATATCGTGAGATCTGCGCCGCTTTTGCTCCGGGGATTCCTAAAAGCTGTATCAATTCCAGTTGCCATTCACGCACGCGCCCGGATAAACTGTATTCTTTTTTAACTCTTTTGCGATCTCTTTCAATTCCATGATTTCTGTCATTTTTTCAAAGTCTGTTTTATCACGGAATCCGTTTGCTAAAATCAGTTCCAGTTTATCTATGATTTCGTCGTTTACCCCTCTTTGAATTGCATCTTTTTGAAGTACACAAGGAACATAACGGAACTGCTCTTTTCCTTCTTCTGTCAGGGCCATTGCTGCAAGACGGCGGCGGTGCCCTGCGATCACTCTGTATTTTCTACCGCTTGACTTCTTTACAAGGCATGGCTGCAAAATGCCTACCAGTTCAATTGAATGTTTCAGTGTATCGTCAACATGATAGAAATTCTCTTTCGATGGAATCAGATCGTATACATCAACCTTGAATACATTTTCCTGCTGCACGTTTTCTTCCGGTGTTTCTTCTGATACTTCCGGAACTGCTGCCGGGTGCTGTTCCTCTGCTTCCTGTTTCTGTTTTGATCTCTGGTTTAACAGATCCATCAAATTAAATTTTTCTGCTTTTGCTGCCATGCTTTTTACCTCCGTTCTTTGTGACCTATTTGGTCACATTTTCCTTTAATTTCTCCAGATATTCTTCCACCAGCTTTTTATAGTCCAGTGACGCTCCGCAGCGTGCAGAATATTCAATGATAGGTTCTCTTGCAAATGTACTGGGCTTCATTTTTGGTGTTCTGCGGATATGTGTTTCAAACAAACTGCAATCCTGCATTTTCAAAAACTCTTCGCCCTGCGTATCAGCTTCATTTGTCCGGTCAAACTGTGTAATAAAGCATCCTAAAAAGCGTAACTCTGGGTTTAAATCCTCTTTTGTGTTGCTGATCTGTTCTTTCAGCTCCGCCAGGCCGTCAATTGCAAAATCATCAATGGTTATCGGTACCATTACCGTATTGGATGCAACCAGTGCGTTTATTGTGCTTATGTTGATATCCGGTGCATTGTCAATAATGCAGTAATCGTATTCGCTGCCTACCTGTTGCAATGCTGCCTTTAATCTTGTCTGCTGTGGTCGCTGCTGATCCAGCATAACTTTTAAATTTGCAGTAAGCAGGTTCATATTTGCTGTGATAACATCCAGTCCCGGAAACTCCGTGTGCTGAATGATTTCTTTCATATCCGGTTTTCTTTCCACCATAATTTCTGCCATTCCTGCGTGATCGTAATTGTGGCGGTTTAAAAACTTGCTTGCATTTCCCTGTTTGTCGTTGTCTACAAGCAGAACCTTTGCCCCGTGTACTGCTGCCAGAATGTGTGCCATATTGACACTGGATGTTGTTTTGGCTACTCCGCCCTTTAAATTGATGATTGATAATGTCTGCATGGTGTTTCCTCCTGTATCTGGTATGATTTTTATTTTGTTCCTTGTTTGATTGTCTATATTATATACTTACGGAAGTATAAATACAATTGACATTTTGCATATACTTACGGAAGTATATTTGTTTATTTTGTCTACCCTGTCCAGTTGACAGGCAGGACAGGGTATCGGATTTTAGAAAGCACCGCCCGTATAGCCGGTAGCGCAGCTAAATTTTATTAAGCATTGTCATTATCATGTTTTCTCTTTTCTTCCAGCTTTCTTTTTCTGTCTTCATGTATTGACCACGCCACTTCCCGCATGATGATAAACAACAGCATGAGCAGTCCCAGTGCAACCATAACAAAAATCAAAATTGCAAATGCTTTTCCTGCGATCACTACTGCGCTGATAATCTGCTTAATCAATGTCATTTCTGCTTTCCCTCCGGTTTCTGTCTCTCATGGTATTTCTTGCCTGCTCCATAGCCATATGTAACTGACTGTATGTATTGTTCTGGGCTTTTGTTTTATTTCTCTGCTCTGTAAGTTCCCTGTTCATTACTTCACGTCTGCTCTGGGCGTTTCTGTTCTTTCTTTTTCCCATGGTTCCTGCTCCTTTATCTGTGTTTCTTTCTGTGATACGTTGGTTTGTTCCGCTTTGCTGCTCTTTTCTTTTTGCGGTGGTAATACTGCTGTTCTTTGATCGCTCTTGTAGTCCTCACTGCCTTATCCACGGTTCCTGGTTCAATCTCGTTGGTTTCTTCCTGGATAACCTCTAGCACTTCCACTTCGTCAAAATCAAAAGTATAAGTTGCTCCCGGATCATATTCTTCGTTTTCCCAGTCTGCCTTGAACTGTTCAAAATTGTTCTTGTAATTTCTTAATGGTGCGTATGGGTGGAACTGCTCTGCCTGGTACATAGCAAGCATTACTTTTTCGTCGTCCTCCTGCTGCCAGTTCCACAAATGCCATTTCGTGTAGTTGTCCCAGTTCCATAAAGACAGGAATACTTCCAACCCGTCAAAATATTCTCCCGTTTTAATAATGTGTTGAAAATCTCTTACGGTAAAACCTTGTCCAGTCAACTTTTCCCTTACGCTCTGTACTGTCTTCCCGCCTGTTTTCAGTTTCGCTTTTACGATCTTCGGTTTGTAATTCTCTCCCATGTTCGTTCCTTTCCGGCTTTACGCTCATTTTGTTCGTTCCCTTTCTAATCTGTCCGCAATTCTCAATAATGCTTCCATACTTGTTTTTATGTTCTTGTCTGTCCCTGCGGTTATTTTCAATACTGCTGCAATGTCCCGCAGTTCTTCCACTTCGTCTTTTCCGGTGATCCCCTCTGCGCATTTCTTGCAAACCTGCAAGCCTTCTGGGATCTCTTCTCCACACATAACGCATCTGTCTACGCTCATTACTAATCTACTCCTCCATTAATCCTCTACTCCAAATGCTTTTCTGACCGCGTGTTTCGCATTTTCTTGAATCTTTTTAAGATTCTGATAATGTGGGCGCAATATACATCTTTCCTTGTAACCGTCACAATTTGTCCCGTAAAGCATCACATTTTTACATATTCCGTCTTGACTGGCGCAACATTTATACATGGCATTTCCTCCTTTACCAATCCTGCATTTTCAGAACCTTTGCTGACAGGTTCTTTTCTCTTTCAATCAGGTTCTTTACTTCTGCTGGGGAAAGTCCGGTATTTTCATATTCGTATAGCTTTTTAACTGCCTGGTTGACTGTTACGCCATCTGAAATGATCGCTTTCCCACTGCCCTGGCTAATCTCTGTTAATCTGGTGCGGCGTTTCTTCTTTCCCTTTGATCTGCTGCCTGACTGGTTCTTTGCTGCCAGCTTCGCCCCGACTGATATAATGCCGCTATGTGGGATATAACCGCGCATGACATTGTTTGTGGCTCTCATGGCCGCTTTTGGTATGTTTGCCATTGTTACTCTCCTTTCTCACGTTTTCGGTCCCCGAAATATAACTAGCATCGACGGAAATGGCGCATTCGTATTGCTATTTCCGAATTTTAACCGTCCTCTTATAAATCTGATTTCAGAACGATATTGTATATAATCATGAAAGTATCTTGTATCTGTCCTTGCTGGTATCAGCATAACAACAATTGTGTTGTCTTTCGTTCCTTCTCTGTATGCTTTCTCAACCCATTTTGAAATCTCTTTTCCGTATGGTGGATTGCAAAACACACGATACCCCCCCCCAGTCTTGCGAAAGTCCGTCTTGCTCTTTTGTAAAATATTTTTCACATTTATGGTTTCTTTCATCTGCGCAAGGGTCTAAATCAAAATTAAATTCTTTGTCCAATTCTTTGAAGTATGTTTCTGGTGTTTCCCATTGATCTGTCTTGCTACTGTACATCACATTTATGTTCGCCATTATTTTTTTCCTCTGTAATGTCTGCACTCTTCCGTGTATTCGTATAAATCTAAATAGTCGCACTGTGCTGTACATTTATCTTTTTTAGGACAGCAGATGCAACAATAGTCCATACCCTCTGTACATCCTAAATCACATTTTCCCTGTAATTTATTATCTATTACAGGAATCAGTATTATCGGCACTGACTGCATATGTAATATTGTCGGTGCATTAATGATTTTGTTGCACATATCCAAATATACTTCTGCTGCTGTCAGCCCTTCTTCGTATGACTTTTGTTTATCTATGTTTTCCTGGTATATTTTTGTCTTTCGACACTCTTTTGCAGTTTCATGTATTAATTCTCTTGCCTTATCTGAAAATCTAATAGATTCTCCTTTTTTTACCATACTGGCTTCTAATACCTCGATGATTTTTTCATTTAATTTCATTTCGGCTGTACTCCTGCATATTTTGTCAATTTAAAAGTCCTTTAAAATCTGTTTCAAGCAGTAATTGCATCTTCTTTTTTTCTTTTTTATCCTGTTCCTGCATCTGTATTGTTCTTAAAAGTGTTGCTATGTAGTTAGACGTTAGCTGTAAAGAAAGACCGATATCTCCGCCTGTCAATTGCATGAATTTTTGAAATGCTGCAAAATGCGTTTCGCATGCGTCTTTACACGCTTTTTCTGTTTCTTTTGTCATGTTTTCTCCCTCCCATCACGCTATATCCAGATATTCTTTTATGGTATCTATAGCTTCGTCTGCTCCATAGCACACCGCTGTTTTATACCCCTGCTTCTGCAACTGTTCAAGCCACCATTTCTGCTTCTCTGTTGTTTTGTTCTTTCCGAACTTCATTTCGATATATAGTCCATGAAACCCATTTAAAGCTACTGGCAAATTAAGATCCGGAACCCCAGCTTTCACGCCTTGTCTTTTTAAGTTCGCCGCTTCCAGTTGATTCCTGCTGCCGCCATTCGGCACATGATAGATCAGCTTTAATTCCGGGTGTCTGGGTGAATTGTATTCGCACCAGTTTATTACTATCTCCTGTTCTGTTGCTTCACTGCGTTTCCTGTTCTGCATTCTGCTGTAATATCCCATCTTCGTTTTCTCCTACTCCATAGCCTGTATTTTCATTAACGCCCACATAAAGTTCTTTTCTGCTTCTTCTCTTTCTTCCTGCGTCGGATTCTCTTTTTCTTCAACCTCTGCGCACGCTGCGGCCTTGTCCGCGGCTTCTCTTAATACCTTTTCAAGTTCTCTGTAACCCTCTGCTGCTTTGCTCATTCTTCGTCCTCCTGTTCTTCTCCCAGTAATGCCCGTGGTGGTTTTCTCTTGTCCAGGAACATTCTGTAAGCACCTGCCTTTTTCAACTCTCTTATTTCTTCCGGTGTCCTTTCGCGTTCTGGTGTTTCGTGTTCTTCGTAGCAACGGGCTGTTTTATCTGGATATAAATTGTTCCCGGAACGAAACGCGATCATAAATGCCTTTAATTCTCGTTTTAATTCCTCTTTGTAGAAATCGAATAACAGTTTTATTTCCGCTGCTTCAATCTCCGTACAATCGCAACCGCGTTTCTTTCTTCGCTTATATTTTCCAGTGTATACATGATATGTTGCGCTTCCGGTCACTTTATAGAAAATCTGTGTCAGCAGATCTTCTTCCAGCTTTCCGTCATACCCGAACCAATGCAGGCTCACTGCGTCCAGCATAATTTCTTCGTCCTCGATCTCATACCGGGCTTTTAATTCTTCGTACATCCGCATTGCAGTTTCTTTTTCACCGCCTACGCCGCGATCTGCAAGGGCTTTTATCTTTTTCAGTTTTTCAGCTATTCTGTCATGCTCCATTTTATCTTCTTTTCCTTTCTGGCTTCCGTTCCGGATAGCCGAAAATATATTCAAATTCCGATACAATCCCATGATCCGTTATAAACCGCAATGAATACCAAAAACTGTTCCCGCTGTCCTGGTATAGATCGTATAGCCTGTTTTCTCTCTTCACGGTTCCAACCATTGTGATTGACAGGTGATCTTTCTTGTGTCCTGCTCTGGATTCGATGTTATATGCAGTTTTCAGCTTTTCTTCCAGTTCTTCTTGTGTGTATTCTCTCAATGTTCCTGCTCCAGCTCTTCTTTGATGCGGTCTGCTTTCTCCAGAACTGTTTCTGCATATTCGCAGGTGTACTGCTGCTGGCTGAAATATTTTCTTTCTGCTCCTGTCGGTCCGTATTTGTACGCGGTCAAGGCTTTGCGGTAATTGTTCTGGTACTTTTTCAACAATTCCGTCATGCAGTCAACGCCTATTCTTATGTTGCTGTATGGGTTGTCCACATTTTCCACACCGATACTGTGCATACGTTCTGTATGATATTCCGGTATGATCTGCATATATCCGGTTGCACCGCTTTCCGCTTTTATGTTCCATTGGTACCCGCTTTCTGTCTCGATCATTGCAAGGATCGTGGCGTAATCAACGCCATAGTTCTTGCAGGTACAGTATGTATAGATCTGTGCGATTTCCGGCAGGCATCCGCCATAATTGCTGTATTCTTCCGGAATTTCGTAATATGTAAATCCGTCCAGATCGCCTGCGCCCCAATCACGGCTCATTGTGTTGTACGGATATGTGTCATTATCCGGATCATTTACACGAACTGTCGTTACTGGCTGCATTTCAACTACCTGTGGTGCTTCTGTCGCTATTGCTGTTGTTTCCGGTTGCTTCTGCTCTGAATGTGTCAGTGCAGTACAGGACGTTATTGTTATTGTCCCTGTTACTGCGATCGCGGCAGCAGTAACCAGTTTTCTTTTAAGCCTTGCTACTTGCTTTTCTCTTTTTCGCTGCCTTTCGCTTTTTCTTTCCTGCGGCACTTTTTATCCCTCCTGTCTTTTTCTTCCACATTTTCACATAGATATGCCACCCTGTATCTTCGTGATACTCTGGCTTTACTTCACTTACGCTGTATGCCGGAAACTGCTTTTCAAAAAACTCTTTTCCTGCGTCCCCGGATTTTGCCAACTGTTCCACTTTTGCTTTGCTGTATTTGTGATCTGCTGGCGGATGTATAACTGGTCTTTTCAGATTCCGGCTACTGCTCCAGCGTTTCTTTCCGTTTGGATTCTTCACAAGGTACTTGCAGAGTGCTTCAATACCGTTTTCATTTGTCTGGATGCGGTCTGTGTTCACCCATCCCATTTTCTTGACGGTACCCATGTATTTTTCCGGATCTTCTTTGTATTTCTTCCAGTTGATCCGCTTCTTTGTCCACATCATTTCCACTTCGTCACGGGATAATCCACCGTTCATAATGATGTGATGGTGTACTCTTATCGGGTGTTCCTGGGCTTCGTCCTCTTTGCTAAATCCATACTCTGTTACAAGAATGTACTTTAACGGTTCAATCCCCAGTTTGTTTCTTCTGTATGCAATCCGGCGCAGATAATTACCCACGATTCTTTCTGCTTCTTCGGTGGTATCCGGCAGGTCTGCGTCTGCATATGTTGCTGATATGTGCAGATCACTTTCCCCAAAATTCCCGTTTCCAAGCTGTACCAGATATCTTTTAGCGTTCTTGTCGTTTAGGTCCCTCTGCTTCGGTTCTGTTGCTTTCTTCTTTGTTCCTCTTTTTCCCCTTACTGCCCTTTCTGCATTATCTGTTCTGGGTATTACATCCACTTCCCTGTACTCCCCGCAGTCTATCTTCTTTTCCCGGTAGAACAACATTCTCTGTCCTTTCCCCATATTGCAGAGTGGGTATATCTGTAAAGGTGTGCTATCCCCTTTCCTGTCTATCCATTATCCCATGTATGATACTGTTATATATGTTCTATACACTATGTATATATATTTATATATCGTGGGAATGTTAATACCCCATACAAGCCCGCAACGCGGTACTAAAAACCGCTTAAAATGGGGCTTTTCCGCCCCTTCGTGCTTGCATTTCTGCTGTCAACATGGTATAATGTAATTAGTTTATATTTACACATTCAGTTGACTTAAAGCCCTTGCATTTCGTGCTACCAACACATTTGCAAGGGCTTTTTGCTGCCCTTTTGTTCTTCCATTCCCTCAACCGCAGGTGTGCGGTTGAGATTGCCTGATTACCCGATTAAGCAACGACCCAAGCCGGGGCGAAGCGATCCGCATTGATCGCGTGGCCGTAGTTGACATGGCCGCTGGCATTCACACACCAGGCACCATGCGCACTGCCGCGATTCGCACTGCGCAGACGGTGCCAGTCGGTTTCCCCGTTCAGATCTGTTTTAATGCGATCGCGTTCTGTCTTGAATGCCGGATATCCGCCGCATACTTCGTCTTTGGATAACAGGAAAAATCTGTCCTGCGTGTCTTCATAGTTTCCGTTTTTCTTAATAACCAGTGCTGCGTATTTCTCTACGTCCTCTGCATATCTGGATATAAATTCTTTACTGTTGATATACTTTCTTAAACTGCATTTGCTCCAGTCGTTGCAACCGTCTTCGTCAAATGCCATTTCTTCTCCGATCAGGCGGACTGGCTGAATGGTGACGCTGTTTTTCAGATTCTTGTCCACCAGTTCTTCTGCATCAATTCCGATAATTTCATGCAGTTCTTCTCTTCCGTCAAATGTCAGCACGATTTTGTCATGCACTTTGAATGTTTTTGCCGCTTCTCCGTTGCGGATCACTGCCTGGAATGTTTCCAGCGGCATTTTGTATGTATTTTCCTGATTGACGATAAAATTTCCAACATATCCCATTTTCAAATTCTCCTTTTACTGTAATTTCTTTTTCTTCTTTTGCCTGCTGCCCGCTGCGCGGTTAGGATCTTCGCTGTTTTAATGTACGGTGGCACTTCTTCCGCAAGCATTCTTTCGTATTTTTCTTGTGCAAGTAGTCTTTCATCATGTTCCCTTGCAAAATCTACCATTGTCCGGAATGTTGAATTGTTTGCATAATAAGTAAGTGCTTTTACTGCATTCCGCGCCATTTGCCTGATTCCATCCGCCATTTCATTTAACCCCTGCCCGAACCTCCGCGCTCCTGCTGCCAGTCCGGACAGATCCAGCGGTTTTGGTTCCGGCTTTACTAGCTGTACTGGTTTTGGTTTTTCCAGAACCTTTGGCGGATTGTGACCGTGCAGTTTCTTGTACAGCTTCTTTTTCTGCCTTTTGTTCATTCTCCTTTCCCTCTTTCTTCACCTAAAATAATTTTGCGGAATATACTTTCAAATATTGGAACTGCAATGCTGTTTCCTGCCTGTTTGTATAAAGTCATGTAATATCTTCCGCGTCGTTTATGTACAGCTTTTGCAGCTTCAAACTCTGCATCTGTATACCCCATCAACCGCCAGCACTCCCGTTCTGTCAAATATCTATATCTGCCATTTCCGCAGTCAATCACCTGCGCGGGCGTTCTGTCTTGTCTGGTTGTAATCGTATATGCAAAGTCTTTTATAACTGTTGCCCGTCTGATTCCTGTTTTCCCGATTGCGCTATATACGGACGGTTGCGTTACGTCATACACTTTCGGTACGCTGTTGTTATCTTCCAGAAAATCAGAAATGTTTTTCATTGGTGTTCTTATCAGCTTTTCAAAATCGAACTTTTCCCCATTTAAACAACTGATTGTAAAAACTCTTTCGCGTGCCTGTGGTAGCCCGAACTCTCTTGCATCCAGAACGTCATAATTGTTCGTGTACCCCAATCGCTCCATTTCTTTCTGATACCGCACAAAATTTGCTATCATATGCTTTGACGTGACATTTTTCACGTTTTCCCATATCACATACTTTGGTTTCCATTCTCCCATCTGTTCAATAATGTGTATGGTTTCCCACATCAAACTTGAACGGGTTTTGCTTCCTTTGTCTGCACCTCTTCCCCTGTTTATTCTTCCATCTGCTGCCCTTGCTTTTCCCTGATGCCCTGCAATGCTCATATCTTGACATGGGCTACCATGTATCAGAATGTCAGGTCTAAGATTCCACCCGACAACTGTTTGCATTTTGTACGGTAATTCTTCCGAAAACATATTGTTGTATGATCTCACTGCCTGTTCGTCGATTTCCACATAGTCAATTGCTTTTGTGAGTATCTTCAAATTACGCAACGCGCAACGTGGGCTTCCGATTCCTCCGAATAATTCCAGAATTTGCACTGGCTTTTCTTCGGTTATCACTTTTTATCCCTCCGTTCTGTAATCGGACAATTATCCATTCTTTTTGTATCTTCTTCTCCGTCTAATACTGTTTCGTACCCTGTAATGAAACACATTCCAGTTTTTATGGTTTCCATATCCACAAGCCAGAACGGACAGGCAGTACAAGTTTCTGGCATAATTTCCGCAGTCACTTTAACTCCGTATACTTCGTAATTAGCAACCACTTTTTCTTTACTCCCTCCTGTATGCTCTATCTGGTATGATTATTTATACTGCTTTCTTTTGCTGTACCTCTGTTTTTGGTTCTTGTGTCACTTTTACAGTGATCTTTACACTTTCCCGGCGCGATAGAATCAATGCCAATGTGTCAAAGAAACGCTGCGCATCAAATGTTCCCTGTACTTCCACGCCTATTCCCCTTTCTAAAATGGTTTGAAATGATTTTCAAACACTTCTTTCTTTATAATCGCGACCGTTTGCCCCGCGTCTGCTATTAAATGCAGCTTTACGGTCCCTTCCTTTTTGTTTCTACTTACTAACGCCCATGCTCCCCAGTCTCTTGTTATCGTCTGTTCGTATGGTTCCGTGTATAAGTGTTGAATCGTCAGTGGAACTTCACATATGAATACTGTTCTTTCCTGTGTTTCCATTGTTCATCCTTTCTTTGCGCCCACCCGCAGGCAGGCGCATTAAGCTGTTTTGGCAATTCCACCAGTTGCCAGATTGAAGCCAATCTTTACACCTCGCAGTAATGCTTCCAGTTCTTTGTTCTGTTCTGTTGTCAGTGTCTTCGTGAAGTCCAGAACATTTGTTGCTTCTTCTTTTCTGTCTGCTGCCAAAAGCATTTCCATGATTGCTTTGTTTTCTGTCATTGTGGTTTCCTCCTTTTCTTATTTGTAACGTTTGTCGGTCTTGTTGTACCGTTTATCGTTATCTTGATTGTATATTATAACGTTCTTCGTTATTTGTCAACAGTTTCTTCGTTTTTTCTATTGACTTTTTTAACGTTCTTCGTTATTATATGGAATATAAAGAATGGAAATGGAGGTGAGAGCAGTGACCATCAACGAGCGTGTTAAATATTTCAGAAAAGATATATTACACATGAATCAAACAGAATTTGCTCTTTCTATTGGAATGAAGCAGACAAGCGTTAGTTCCTTTGAAAAAGAAGGGGCTACGGTTTCCGATCAGTCTATAAAAGCTATTTCTTCTGTTCACGGCATTCGTGAAGAATGGCTGCGGACCGGTGAAGAACCAATGCGCAGCAAGCCCGAAACTTTCAATCTTGATAAGTTTGCAAAAGAACGTGGCGCATCTGATCTGGAATTAAGAGTTGTGAAGGCGTATTTTGAATTAGATCCGGATGTTAGAAAAATGCTGATTGAACATTTCAAGGCGGAATTGTCAGAAGAACAGGTGCATCCGGACACGCCGGAAGAACTGGAAAGTCAGTACCCAGTAGAAGAGGGTTCAGGGCTTGGGGCTGGGTAAGCGCACCCAGCCTTTTTCTTTACTTAAATATGATTAATTTGCAGCTACCAGAAAAAAGCCTGTTGTAATACAACGTGTTATTTGACCTGTAATATAGTGCATATATATTTTTGTATTTATAATAAACATATTTTATTGTAATCATATGTATCACCCTACCCTCTTCTTTGGCTGGGTGCATGAACTATATTACCTGTTAAATCGTGTCTATAATACAGGTAAATAATGGTAATTCTCTGTATCTTTCCACCATATTCATGCCAGATACACAAATTTGTTTGTAAATAAATAAAACTGTGAGGTATAACAATGGACAAAACAATATGGGAAAAATGGAACGATGTGCATTCGGAACCGGATCAGGTTAAACGACTGGACAGTGCCAAAAAAGCTGATCTTACTCCTGTTTCTGTAAATGTAGAAGATGGTACCGCGCGTTTCAAGAGTAAACGTGGGGAATATGTTGTTTCGCTTGATAGCTGCACTTGTGCTGATTTCGCTATGCGTGGGCTTCCTTGTAAACATATGTACCGGCTTGCCTTGGAATTGGGCCTGGTGTCCGGCGAATACGCTTCCTATGTTCACGGCGGTTATACATGGAAACAGGCCGTTGAGATCATAGAAGAATATCCGATTGAACTTCAACAATACTTTTATAACAACTGTTTTTATAAATCAATGCGTAAGAAAGAGCCTTTCCGTATAAAGAAGGCTCCAGAACTCGATCTGCTTATTCAGTGTGGTTTTGTTGTGGAATATCCGGAAAAAGAAACTCCGTGCTACAAAACAATATCTGTAATTGAAGATTTCTTTGTTAATAAGCAGAAAGTGCATTATTACTTTTCAAGAAAATTCAGACCAAAAACATATTTTCTTGAAGGTATTGAATATGAACAAGAACCACTTCCAGAAGATGATGTGACAGCTTTTCTTCGCGAACGTGGTTTTGTAGAATAGTATTTTAAAATCCCGACGGTGCGGGGACACTGCCGGGATTTGTGCAACGTTTGTGTAATCATACCAGATACAACATACCGTCTGCATTGTTATTGTAGCATATGCAGACAGGAAAAGAAAGGAAATAACATGATAAAAAAGGAACTTTCTTCTGCCGGTCCGCTTCGTGTTGCGCTTTATATCCGCGTTTCCGGTGAAGAACAAAAAATAAAAGGTCTTTCGCTGGAAGCGCAACAAGAACGTTTGGAAGAATACGCACGGCAGCAAGGCTGGGTGGTTGTCGGTATATATATCGACGCTGCAAAAACTGCCCGTAAAGATATGCGGAAACGTTCTGAATTTCAGAAAATGATTAACGCTGTCAAGCGTGATGAAATAGACTTGCTCCTGTTCTGCCGCCTTGACCGCTGGTTTCGATCTGTCGCAGACTATTACAAGATCATGGAAATACTGCAAACCCATCACTGCGACTGGAAGACTACAGATGAAGAATACGACACAAGCACCGCGAATGGTCGTTTGTATATCAACGTCAAATTATCAATCGCCCAGAATGAAGCTGATATTTGTAGTGAAAGAATCTCTGTTGTATTTGACAGTAAGGTACAACACGGCACGGTTGTTTCCGGTAACTGTCCTTTTGGTTACGTCGTGAATGAAGAAAAGCGACTTGCCATTGACCCAGACGCTGCCGCGGTCGTCCGTGACGCTTTTAATTATTATGAATCTTCCATAAGCCAACGTGGTACCATCCGGCATATCCGGGAAACCTACGGTGTGAACTGGTGTGATGCTACTTTTCGTCGTATGCTTTCTGAACGTCTTTACACTGGTGTCTATGACAGCAATGGCAGATACAATGAAAACTTTTGTGAAGCAATCATAAGTAAAGAACAGTTTGAACGTGTGCAGATATTAACCAGCAGAAACGCCCGCAGTGTTCCCAGTGGTAAGGTTTATATTTTTACCTCTATCCTGAAATGTGCTGAATGTAATCATAATCTTGTTGGGTATGTCGCCGGTCCATATTATTACTACAGATGCAATCAGCACTTCCAGCGCGGCAGATGCGGTCATAATAAATCTGTTCGTGAATCTTATGTTGAAGAATGGCTTTTTGAACATCTGGGGGAAGAACTGGAACGTTGTAAACTGGAATGGGATGTGCAAGCGGCAGAACGCAAAAAGAAAACGCGCTCAACAGATAAAGCGGTTTTGAAACGGAAATTGACAAAGTTAAAAGAACTGTATATGAATGATCTGATTAACATTGAAGAATATAAAAAGGACTATCAGTTATATACTGCTGCCCTGCAACAGATACCGGATGAAGCACCAGAAGAAACGCCGCCGGACTTTTCCGCAGTAGAAAGAATGCTGCAAGCCGATTTTAGAAATATTTATGATTCTCTGACCCGTGAAGAAAAACGGACGCTTTGGCGATCTGTTATATCAGAAATTCGTGTTGACCGTGATAATAACATCACGGGAATTATTTTTGGGTAGTGTTGTACTAATGCGACACTACCTGTGGGTTCATCTGCCAGAATGATAGCGGGTGCTGCCGCCAGCGCACGGGCAATGGCTACTCGCTGCTGTTGACCGCCTGAGAGCTGATTGGGCAGGGCATCCAGACGGTCGCTCAGTCCAAGCGTCTGCACGATCTGCTGCACAAAAGCCTTGTTTACCTTTCCGCCATCCAGTTCAGTGGGTAGAATGATATTTTCATATACATTCAGCACCGGAACAAGATTGTAGCTCTGAAATACAAAGCCGATTTTCCTGCGGCGGAAGATGGTCAGCGCTTCCTCCTTCAGGGAGAAAATATCCTGTCCGTCCACTATGACCGTGCCGCTTGTAGGGCGATCCAGCCCGCCCAGCATATGCAACAGCGTGGATTTTCCGGATCCGGATGTGCCGACAATTGCAACAAACTCTCCCTTCTTCACACTTAAATCAACTCCATCCAACGCATGAACTGCGTTATTACCGGAGCCATAAATCTTTTTCAGGTCTTTTGCCTGTAAAACCTCCATAAACGAGTACCTCCATGAAAAAATCTGTATGTATGAAAGGAAATGATCCTTTGATACATACAGATTATCGCATAGGATTCTTTCCACATTCTTTCCGGCAGAAAATGAAATCTAACAGTTTTGATAGAATTGTTGTTATTTCGGCAGAAATATGGAAAACGTACTTCCTTTTCCCGGAACGGAAGCAACCTTGATATAACCGCCCTCACCGGATATAATCTGTCGGGCAAGGTATAAGCCGATGCCAACCCCTTCTTGTTCCTGAACAGCATTTGAACGATAAAAACGGGAAAATATCTTTGCCTGCTCGTTTTCCGGGATACCTGAACCGGTATCCGATATATCGATCCTTGTAAACATTTCGTAACTTACGGTAGAAATCGTGATTGTTCCATGCTCCGTATATTTGATGGCATTGTCTACAATATTAGCCAGTGCTTCCGCTGTCCATTTGAAGTCAAATGTAGCGGAAATATCTGTATCGTACAGATATATGGATAATCCTTTTCCAGAAGCCTTGGCGGCATATTGTTCTACTACGCTTTCAAGCAGCGGCTGAAGTGATGCTTGCTGAGGGGAAAGTGAAATGATCCCATTTTCCAGTCTGGAAAGTTTTACGAGAGAATCAATCAGAAATCGTAGCTTTTCCGATTGTTTGTACAGTGCCTCCACGTTTTCCTTTGCCGATGCAGGAAGAGTTTCCTCCATCAAAAGCTCGCTGTATAACAGCAGGTTTGCAATCGGCGTTTTCGTCTGGTGCGAAATGTCCGCAATCAAGGATTTGATTTTGTCTTTTTCCTGTGCCATATTTCGAGAAGATGCTTCTGCGGCAGAAAGATAGTGTGCAAACTTTGTTTCCAAAGCAGACAGCTGGCTTTCATCAAAAGTGATTTCAGAAAAAGAACCGGTCATGGCAGCGTCCAGCATCCTTTCGATTTCTTCCATCGTTTTTCTGACCTTTCTCCGCTCCCATAATACAACAGCTGCCGCCGCCAGAGAACACAGCAGTATGATCACAATGCCGGTTTTATTCATCTTTTGTCACCCAGCTATAACCGATTCCATAGACGGTTTTAATGTATTTCTGTGCCCCAAGCTTATCCCTCAGACGCTTTATCGTAACAGACAAAGCATTTTCATCCACATATTCAGCACCATCTGTCCAGATCCTGTCTACAAGGTCTCCACGGGTCATGGTTCGACCACGATTTTCAACAAGCAGACGCAGTAATTTTTGTTCTGTTTTAC